AAGCCCAGCGATCATGCAAGCTATTCAATTAGCTGAAAATGACATCATGCAAAGCATGGGGATTTATCAACCTACATTAGGCGCACAATCTAACGAAACGTCTGGTAGAGCCTTATTATTGAGGCAAAAACAAGCGGATATTAACACTTTTCATTATCAAGACAATTTATCACGCTCCGTTCGTCAAATTGGCCGTGTTGTATTGGATATGATTCCAAAAGTTTATGACAGGCCTAGAGTTGCACGAATTTTAGGTGAAGATGGAACACCAAGAACTGTACAACTTAACCCTAACATTCAAACTCCATCTGCTAATACTGAAAATAGCGCTATCGATTCGATTTTTAATCCGACTATTGGACGTTATGATGTTGTTTGTGATGCTGGCCCTTCATATGCAACTAAACGCGATGAAGCAGCTACAATGATGCTGACTTTAACTCAAGCAAATCCATCATTATTTAATATCATTGGTGATTTGATGTTGAAAAATATGGATTGGCCAGGAGCTGAAGAAATCAGCAAACGACTTCAAGCTATGTTACCTCCGCAAATACAAGCAGTGGCTAAGAGTGGTGATAAAGTCGATCCTCAAGTCCTTCAAGCTAGACAAATGATGGATGAATTGGCAGGTCAAATGGAGCATATGAGTCAAGAAATTACTCAACTTCGTGACCAACGCATGCTTGAACTTCAAAAGCAGGAACGTGAATGGTTTGAAGCCCAAACTAAACGCATGGATGTTGAAGGTAAAATTTTGATGACAGACACGCAATTACAAGCTGCTGTCAGGGAAAATTTAACATTAATGATGGGAATGGGAACTCAAGAGCTAGTAGAAAATAATCAAGAATTTGAACAATTAGAAATGCAAGCAACTCAACCACCTCCACAACCTCAAGGTATGCCTCAAGGCGCACCACAAGGTCAAGCACCTGCTGGTCAACCTATTAGACCTGGTGCTATGCGAAGGGAGCCTGATATTGCAGCATTAACAAGTGAAGCGAAACCCGGAGAAACAAAATGAGTGAAGAAATAATCGAAAGTACACCTGTAGAGATTCAAGAAGTTGAATCACAAGAAATTGAATCAGATGGTAATCAGGAGGAGGTAGAGGCAACTGAAGAACCTACCTCCGAAAAACAAGACCCTTGGTATAAGAAACGGATTGATGAATTAACTCGTGATAAGCACGAAGCAAGAAGGCAAGCAGAGCGTTTGGAAAAGATGCTTGAGCAGCAGGAGCAAATACTTAGGCAATATTCTCCTGCTCAAGAGCAACAAGCGCCATCATTAGCACCACCTGATCCATCACAATTTGCTGGCGGTCAATATGATCCTCGGTATATGGATGCAATGATGCAATATACCCGTGAATCTGCGGTTATGGAGGCGAAACAAGCTGTCGCTCAGGAATATGAGCAACGGGCAAGATTGCAAACCCAACAAGCTGCACAAGCTAAATTAGAAACGGCTGAAGCAGCTGCTCGTGTTAGATATGCAGATTATGATTCTGTTATTGAAAGAATCACATCTGATCCAATATTAGCTCAGAACCAAACTATTAGAGAAGCTATATTAGGTATGGAAAATGGCCCTGATATAGCTTATCAATTAGGTAGAAACCTTGATGTAGCCTATGAAATCTCTAATATGTCACCTGTACAAGCGGGTATGAGATTAGCAGCGATTGTTAGGCAAGATGCTAGAACAAGTTCAGCTCCAAAACCCATACGCCCTATTAATGGGACTGGAGGTACTGTAAATGGAACTAAATCTTACGCTGAGATGTCTACTTCAGAATATATAGCTGCGCGTAATGCTGAAGATAAAGCTAAACTGGTCGCACGATTGAAACGATAACTCCGACTCGCCACCAATACCATATTGGTGGCATTTTTTTATGTACATTTTAAATACGATATGGTATATAATGACCTCACATCTATTTAAACTTTTGCCTGTTTAAATAGCTAGGCAACCTCAGTACAGATAATTCGAGGGATTGGCTCCCATCTGGAAATAAATCAGGCTAAATACCTTTTTCTTTTCATTTGGAGACAAATATGTCTAATCAATTGCTTACCATAAGCATGATTACAAACGAAGCTCTGCGGGTCTTGACCAACAGCTTAGTTTTTACTCGTGCTATTAGCCGTCAATATGACGACAAATTCGCCATCGAAGGCGCAAAAATCGGTACTACTATTAACTTGAGAAAACCTCCTCGTTATGTTGGTAGAACTGGCCCTGCACTTCAAGTTGAATCTTCTGTTGAAACTTACGTTCCATTGACTCTGAACACTCAATTTGGTGTTGATATGGCGTTTACAACTCAAGATTTGAGCTTAAACATTTCTGACTTTTCAGATCGTTTTATTAAGCCTGCTATTGCTGCGGTTGCTAACAAAATCGACTATGATGGTCTACAACAATTCTTGAACGTATATAACATGGTCGGTACTCCTGGCGTGTTATCTAACTCACCAACTCAAGCTCAATCTTTGAACACAATCTTAGCTGCTCGTGCTAGGTTGAACCAAGAAGCTGCTCCTGTTGATGAATTAAGAAGCATTATTGTTGATCCTACTATTGATGTTGGTATCGTTTCTGGTTTGACTAACTTGTTCAACCCACAAGGTGTTATTTCTGAAATATTTAAGAAAGGCGCAATGGGCGACAGCACTTTAGGCTTTAACTTTGCAATGGATCAAAACGTAGGTAATTTTACTTCTGGATCTTTCATCGTTGGTACTGACACTATTGCTGTAGCTGCACAAGCTGGCGGTTCTGTTCAAACTAACGCTGCAACTACTTTTGGTTTAACTGCTACTATTACTAATGGTAAAACTTTAACTCAAGGTACTGTTTTCACAATTCCTGGCGTTTACGCTGTGAATCCACAAAACCGTCAATCAACTGGTACACTGCGTAACTTCGTAGTAACTGCGTTGACTACTGGTACTGGTTCTTCACAAACAGTTCAAGTATTCCCAACACCTGTATTTAGTGGTCAATTCCAAAACGTAACTAGCACCACTGGTACTATTGCTTCTGGCAACGCTACTGTAATTTCAGGTTCTGCTGGTGCAAGCTACGCCAATGCTATTGCGTTCCATCGCGATGCGTTTGCTCTTGGTACTGCTGACCTATTATTACCTCAAGGTGTTGATATGGCTGGACGTGCTTCTGCTGATGGTTTGTCAATTCGTTTGGTTCGCCAATACGATATTAACTCTGACCAATTGCCGACTCGTCTTGATGTTCTTTATGGTTTCAGCACAGTTTATCCTGAGCTGGCTTGCCGTATCACTGGTTAATAGGAGTATTTTAATATGAGTAATCCAGGCCCCAATATAGTTGCAGTCGCACCAATCCGCGCTACAGCTATTGTATCTTTAGCAGTAACTCCTGCTGCTGTTGCAACAATTACCACTGCCGAGCAAGATTTTACTCTTACTGGCGTTGCTGTAGGTGATTTTGTATCAGTATCAACTACAGCAGCTCAAACTGCTGGCGTTGCTATAGCTGGCGCAAGAGTGAAAGCTGCTAATACTATTAGTATCACATATGTAAACCCAACTGCTGCAAGTAAAACACCAGCAGCTGATACATATTTAGTTCAAATTGTTCGTTCTTACCCTGTTGCTACTGACTTTATGACAGCATCACCAAGTAACTACGGTGCAATTGCGGCTAATAACCCATAGTAAGTTGAAGGTGGAGGGATAAAGTCCTCCACCTTTTTTCTTTTTTAGGTGAATTATGGCAATCGAATATCCATGCTCGATGCACAAAGACTCATATGACAATTCAACAATTGCCATTGATGAGCAAGAATATAAAGCTTTATCCAAGGATGGATGGCTAACTTCCCAAGAATGGGATGATAAGGGCAAAACCCCTAAAAAACGTATTAGAAATACTCCATTTGAGGAATAAAGAATGTCTAGCCTAGCGAATCAGCAACAAAATCTATCCTTCCCAGGCTTATTGCAGGTTCCTGGAGGCATTACTAATACTTTACAACAAGTTCAAGATGGCGATGGAAACCCTACAGGATTAAGCCTTAGCTCTACTGGCGCGTCTGTCACTACTTCAGACACAGCTATAGTATCAAAAAACGGTACCCCCTTGAGCGGCGCTACCCCGAGATTAATATCTGACATGTTTGGCGATCTTCCAACAGTCAAAGATTTCGGCGCAGTAGGTAATGGTACGACTGACGATACCGCTGCTTTTATTGCAGCTACCGCTGCAAACCCTACAGGTATAGCTGTACCTGCTGGAAGTTATAAAATTATAGGTACGGTTACAGGCGCATTTTATAGTTTTGGTACAGTAACTATTGTTACAGGAACTGTTACATCAATTCAAAATGTTGCAGCAGTCCAAATAAATTACGCGGCTTCCACAGGCTCAACCCTAGTCGGCACTATACAATCAGGCATAGGCACGGTTGCTCGTACAGTAGCGTCTAAACTTAATGACATTATTAATGTTAAAGATTTTGGTGCTGTTGGTAATGGTACAACTGATGACACTACTGCAATTCAAGCTGCAATTAACGCAGCAAACACGGCTGGCGGGGGTTCAGTTTACTTTGAAGCTAAAGATTATTTAATCAGCAATGCAATTACTCTTTACTCAGGCATTTCTTTAATAGGTTTTGGTGCTGGACAATACCCACCATCGGCTTACGCTTCTGATGCTGATTTTGATGGGCTTAACCGTACTCGATTAATTGCCCATCCATCGTTCCCTGCTTTAACGGCAATGGTTAAAGTAGTCACACCAGATTTTGCAGCATATACATTACAAGCCGTTACCGTTCAAGGCATTATGATTGATTGTAACCTTGAAGCTGATTACGGACTTCAAGTGGTCAGTGTTAAAAATTCATTCTTCTCTGACTTGTTAATTTACCAACCGCTTTTAATTGGTATTATTGAAGATTGTCTTGTACCTGTTAATACAACTGGAACTGCTCAAACTGGCGGCGCAAATACAATCACACTTGCAACAACGGCAAGTACAAGAGCCGGATTGTATGATGGTTTAACAATTACAATTGCATCTGGCACTGGAAGCGGGCTAACACGGACAATTAGCTCGTATGGTGGGAGTACGCAAATCGCTACTGTGAGCGTCCCATGGGGGATTTCACCAGATAACACAAGCGTTTATTTGATTGCTGGGCCAGGCGCTACTAAAGGCAACAACGCCACTCAGTTTAATAATTGGGAAACCGTTACAGTTTGGGCAGCTATGCCAACTCAGAATACAACAGTTGGCTGGGTACAACAAGGCAACCCTACTAATAACGTAAATCAAAGTGTTTATACAAATTGTGGTTGTGTGGTGTGGCATGGCGATGCTCTACAGTGTATAAACTCTGATACAAATACTTATACTGGCTTTAGAACGTACACGTTCGGTAAAGGTGTAGGTGTTAGGTTGTATGGCAATGATAAAAACGATGCGGAATTTGCTCGTCAACATTGCTTTATAAATCCTGTATTGGGTGGCTTAGCGGCTACTGGAACTGCACAAGCTGGTGCGGCGGGTACAATCACTTTGGCTGCTACCGCATCAACAAGTAATTTGCAGTATGAAGGTCGGGTTATTCGCATTACTAGCGGCACTGGGTCAGGCCAAGAAAATCAAATTACTACTTATAACGGAGCAACAAAAATAGCAACCGTTATCGCAAATTGGGTAACTGTTCCAGACGCTACAAGTCATTATGCTGTTTATACTGGTGGTGCTAATGCTGAAACAGGCGCCGCTACAAATTCTACTGATAATGGCATGTATAACTACCATACGGCTGATGGCGCAAGTCGGCCTATTATTGGAAGTCAAGTCCGCTTCACATATAGCGTTGCAGGAGACGCGTCATTTGGGTGGACACCTTTTGTCCCTACTTTAACATTTGCTACTGTAGGCGATTTAGCAGTAAGTTATACAACTAGGTCTGGCAGATACTGGAGAACTGGCACTACAATTAGATTTGTTATCCAGCTCACGTGTACACCAACCTATACAACTGCTTCTAGCACATTGAGAATTGGCGGTTTACCATATCCTTGTAAATCGGGTGTTGGACTTGGTTTTTATCCCGTTACGGTTCACAATTCAGATACATCTTGGACATTTGGTGCTTCAGCTACACAAGCCGTAGGTAGAGTTATACCTGGTCAAACATACGTTCAACTTCAAGGACTAGGTTCGGGTATTGACACCATAAATATTGGAACTACAGAAGTAGCATCTGGATCGGCAAAAAACTTTTTTATTTCTGGTGAGTACGAAGCTACAGCGTAATAAAAACTAAGGAAAAGTATAATGTCACGATATTTCACCATTGATTTAGTTCCTCAGTCAGGAGGTCAATTAGGTTTGATCTCCGCAGGGGTATTTCATGCAAATACTTCTTCTGCGGTAGCAATCTTTGAAGATCAAGCAATGACTACACCTATTGCTAATCCTATAGTAATTACTAGCGGCTATAATATATCTTTTTGGGTAGCAGATGGAACTCAAGAATATGATATTCAGTTGATAGGCGGTAATCTCATATCAACAGTTTTCATTAATGATATTTGGACATTGCCAGGGCCTATCTGGGGTAATCGTTCAGTATTTTGGAGTAATGCTCCAGAAGAATGGGCGCATATTTCACCTTATCCTATTGCCGTTTCAATGGTCAGCAATGTTGGTCAACTTTATACAGCAAATGATTTAGTACGCGCTGCGATGCGATTAATTCAAGTATCATCCGTAGATACTGATTTAACCGCAAACGAGCTTAAAGATGGCATAGAATCGCTTAATCGCATGTTAGATTCGTGGTCGGTTGATGAATTAATGCTTTATCAGATTACTAGGGAAACCTTTCCTTTATCCTCTGGTACTAACCCTTACACTATAGGGCTTGGAGCTACTTGGAATACTATCAGGCCTAGTCGAATTATTGACGCATATTTTACTATCTACACAGGTAGCATACCTGTTGATTACCCCATGCAAATTATGGAATGGGATGATTACAATGCTGTAAGACTTAAAAGTTTACAAACTAATTTTCCCGGCTATTTATTTTATGATAGAGGGTTTCCTATTGGTAATGTCTACATCTATCCAATATGCTCATCTAGTAATGAAACGATTACATTGACATCTTGGAAGCCTTTTACAGTTGTTAATGATCCTACTGCATACATTAGCCTTCCTCCAGGCTATTGGGAAGCGATAGTATTTAATTTAGCAATTCGTATTGCTGAAGAATACCAATTTGATATTAGACAAACTTCTGTTGCTTTAGCTCAAAATGCTATTAAACGCATTAAAAGAATTAATCAACGAACTCCTACCCTTAGTACGGATGTAGCGCTTATGAGTACCAGCCAAATGAGATATAATATTTATAGCGATGGATACGGACGATAATGCCAGAAGCCATTGTTCTTCCTATATTAGGGGCTGGCATAGCTGGGCGATCTAAAGCTGTTTCTGCACAAAAAAGGCAGAATCTTTTTCTTGAAGTTAAACCTGAAAAAGATAAAACAAATTTAGCTGCATACCCAACACCAGGGCTAACTTTATTTGCTAATGCGGGTAAAAATCCTTCGCGTGGAATTTGGTGGCTTCAATCATTAAATTTACTTTATTCAGTAAATGCTAATAAGTTAATAGAGATTGATAAAAACGGTGTAGTTACTGAAAGAGGAACGCTTTTGACTGCTGAAGGAACAGTATCGATTTCGGATAATGCGCAACAAATCATATTTGTCGATGGCGAAAACGGCTATATTTATGAGCCTAAAACCCTTCAGTTAAGCTACACCTACCCTGCTAATTCAGTTTCAAATGTTTATAGCCGTACAGGATTGACTATAACCGTTTCAGGTTTTGTTAATGCTGGCATCGCTGGCGATACGGCTACCATTACTACTGATGGAGGAGATGTTCTTTCAGGAGCCTATACAATTGCTACAGCTACACAAGGCAGTTGGACTTTTACTGTTGTTTTACCTTCTCTACAAACCCCAATCCTAGCAACTGCATTAGTAGCAGGATCAAAATATGTTGTTTTAACTTTAGGAACTTCAGATTTTACACTTGCAGGGGCAGCTTCTAACGTATTAGGCGCTGTTTTTACAGCTACTAAAGCCGCTACTGGCACAGGCACAGCAGTTCCAGCAACTATCGATGTTAATGTTCCCGCAACATCTTTAGTAGTTGGGCAAAAATATATAATTTTAATTATCGGCACTACCGACTTTACACTCTATGGAGCCGCAACCAATACTGTAGGGTTGGTATTTACTGCCTCATTACCAGTCGTTAATGCCACAGCTTTAGTAGCTAGTACAATTTATCAAATTCTAACATTAGGCACTACAGACTTTACACTTTATGGGGCCGCAACTAATACTGTAGGCACTATATTTACTGCAACTGGCGTAGGTATTGGTACGGGAACAACTTATGAAATGCCTATTGGTACAGGCGTAGTCATCAATAATAGCGCTAGTGGATTGCTTACATATACACAAAACGGTATTGTTGCAGTAACTGAAAATGCAACCAATCGACATACAAATGACATTGTTGATATTTTAAAAACCGCAGGGCCAGTGCCATCAGGT